TAGGTTCTGGCTTCTTAACAGGCTGCTCAACGACAGCTACTGTTTTTACTTCTGTTTTCTTTTCCATTTAAATTTTCCTTTTCCCTTAGTTTTCTTAGGTGGCTTTGTAATTTGTTGTCTAGCACTAGACCTACTAATCATAACCGTGACCAACTACTTGACCACCTGACATACGATAAGTAATTGATCCACCTTTTTTGTAACCCTTGATGCGTTCTAAATTCTTTATTCTTTTTCTTTTAGCATCTAACTTGTCCTTTTCAGTTATGAATCTTCCGCCTGCAGCAATCATCTCGTCAGTTAGCCTACTCTTGTTAGGCTTCTGTCTCCTAGCTACAGCCATCAACTCGTCACCTATCTTACGCCTTTTATTATACATTATACGTTTAGTACGCTCTTTATCCATTTTTGTACTAGGAGCTTTAGCAGCAGTTTTTCGTATACTTTTTGGACGTTTAGGTTTAGGTGCAGTTACTACTTTCTTTGCTTTTTTATCTTTAGCAATTTCTTTAGGAGTTCCTTTTATATTTCGGATAGTTTTACGCATTTTACCACGTTCAACCTCTTTCATATTTTCAAAACTTTCAGCTTTGAGTGGTCCACCTTTTTTGTAACCCTTTACTTTACCACCACCCCGCATCTTATCTAATTGATCATAATCAATAGCAACACTTGAGTCTTTAAGTTGTTCTTTCATAGTAGGGCGTCTCTTAGTCGGGGCAGAACGTGCTTTAATAGTAGGAATTGTTTTAGGAACTTTCTTTTTACTAGGTCTTACCTTGTCTTCTCTAGCATCAAGTGCTTTTTTTAATTTGTTACGCCTTGCTCCTGAATAAGCTTGCATTCCTGTAGGGTGAGCTTTATTAGAATCTCTTGGTCCTATATACCCTTTTATTTTTTTGTCGTTATTTTTTTCTAAAGTAATATCACTAGATTTTTTTCTTTTATGAGTTGTTTTTCCATGTCTAACATGACCTTTAGGACCAACTATTTTTTTCCCATACATATCCCCAAATAATTTAGCTACCATAATTATGGACTCCCCGGTGTAATTGTATCAGGACCACCCGCAGGTGAGGCAGCAATTGCCATGTCATCCTGACGTGTCCTTCTAGCTTGGTTTCTTAGTGTAATAATGGCTGCTTCATACTGAGCTTGCCATGCTGGTATTGTACTCCAGTCCTTCATGTACATAGTAACTTCCATCATTGCAGCATAGAACAAAGCATCAAAACAGTAATTAGTAAAATAATTTGCTGTAGTAACGCTTGTGCCTGTAGCAGAAGCCAAGGCTAATGGTTGGGAAGCTGTTTGTATTTCTCCTGTTAGTGTGGATACAGGAGTTGGTACAATAAAAATAGAAGTGTTATTCTTACGTGAGTAATAACGTGGCTCTCCTGTAGAAGCACTTACAGGCCAGTAGTCATTACAATATTCAATTGTTCGTTGCAGTAGATTTGTTTTACTACCTGCACTTGTTGTAAAGTTTACATTACGAACTATACGTACTCTATCATTTAGACTTACAACCGCATTACCAGCAGTAAGAGTAATAGCCGAATACTCATCTAGCCCTGAGTCATCAATATCTTTTGTTAGACGTAGCTCTGCTCTGCTAATGAAACTAGGTATCTCATTAGTAAATTCAGTACCATCATTCTCAGAAGTATTAATTAAGGCTGTTTTTAAATCAGAGTATGTAGACATTGTTAGCCTACATATAATGTAATGGTTGGGAGCATAGCAGCGGCACCTGAAGTTGCAAGGCTTACAATTCCAAATACGCCTACACCCATATCTCCTACATAAGTATCTTGTGAATCAGTAGCACCAACACGCCATCGAATAGCTGTACCTGCTGCTGTCTTATTCGTAATCTGTTTAGTACCTTTAATAATAATGTCTCCAACAATTGTGGAGTATACGTGCATAGCCATGACACGGGTATGTGATGGCGTAGGAGTACTTCCTGTGCCTTCATCTCCAAGTGTTAGGCCGGTATCTACGTAACGAAACCCTGTGATAATAGCACCATCGGTACTTACATTTTGTGCTACTTTAATATTTGTTGTCATAATAACTCCCTTATAAGTATGAGAGGAGTAGCTTGTACACTACCCCTCTCAACTATCTTATCAGCCAGCAGAACCGTACCATCCACGCCAATCAGAGACACCGAAGCTATAACGCTCACGGGCTTTGAATCGCAGATTGCCGGTATCAAAATCAGGCTCCATTTTAGTCTGAAGCGGAGAACGGACGAACATCTTCGTTCCATTCGGCACATCAGTCTTAACAAACCACGCATCAGTATCAGTGAAGCGACGGTTAATGTAGTAGCCTTCAGGGACCATACCCATGTTACGAATTGCGTTGATAGCATTCGTATTGGGGTTGGCACTGGCTGCACTCGTTCCGGTGTTGCCGGGGCTGCTGAGAATCTTATCAGCAACGGCCCAGTAATCAACGGGGATGTGCAAAGAAACTACAGAAGCACCAATCAGAATACCACGATCATCTTTGGTTTTCTGAGCAGTGGTCAGTGCAGTCTCAAGGGTTGCTTCTGACAGATCAGCCGCACCAAGAAGGTTTGACTGGAGACCATCAGAAATGGTTGGATGAGATGCAGAGAAGAAGGCAGCACCATCACCAATGGTATCAGAGAAACCATTGTTGTAGATGTTTGCCGCTTTAACCTGCTTGGTGTTCGCCATCGCCCGTGCAAGACCTTTCGCACGAAGTTTCGCAAACGTGTCATACAGGTTATCTTCCATAGCTTCTTCGGTGACAGCAAAGGCAAGAGCTATCGTCTCAGCCGTATAACGGGCTGAATAGCTTTCCTGTGCGTCATCATAAGAAACAGAAGCACCTTCACCCTTAGTGGGTGCAGTACCGAAACCAGTGAAGAGTACTTCTTCTTCAAAGGCACGATCTGAGTTTTCTACTTCAAAGAGAGGCTCATGTTCGTTGTTTACCTCTCCATACTCCATTCCAAAAACAGCGTTTAGACCGGGAAGGAGTTCTTTGCTAATACTAGCTCTATTAATAGCCATAATAATTCCTTCCTATCAAGCTGTTGATGCCGTAGCAGTTACAAAACGATCACGGTGATGGTTGAGCCATACTTCAACGATTGGATACGCATCCGAATCTTTCTCGTCTGGGTATTTAGCTTTACCAATTACACGAACCGCAGCCGCTGCTTCAGTGCCTGACGCACCGTCAAGGTAGTAACTAGACTGACCTGTGACTGTACTTCCTGAACTTGCAGTGGAACTAACTGTTACATTATAGTTTTTGACAATTGCCAACTCAGCCGCTGAAAGCGACAAAGAGGCTTGGATGTAATACGTCTGATCTGGATCAGTGATTACAAAGAATTTAATATCCGTGGCACTCAAGCCCCCGTTCCAATGGCGGGAAAACTTCTGCTCTCCATTTTCTACATATTGGCAACCCATGAAAACCCCAGAAGGTTTCAGTGTTGCTGCAATGTAAGGCGAAATCGTTGCAAAGTTTGCACCCGGAAGAACTACCGGATCGCCTGTGAAAATGTTATTAGTGGGCGACTGGGCCTGACCCGTTGAAGTCAACGTAATCATGTCAGTCACGGCTTCGTTATTGTAGCCACCACTCTTTTTACGAGCAGGAATGAAACCACGAAATGCTTTAGTAGTAGACATTGTTTCATCTCCTTGTTAAGAAGAAAGCTAGTTCTGAAAAGAAGGTCGCCTTCCTCGTGTTGTTACCGATTTACTTGTGTTAGAGATAGGCATACGAGAATCAGAGTTTTTCATAAGCTGGGCGTTTACTGCATCCATCATATCATTTGCTTTGTTTTCATAATGCTTTCTCCGGGCATTTACCTTGCCAGCTGGCATTTTAGCCAATGCTAAGTCTCCACGACAGACTGTACCAAGGTAACGGCCTTCATCCCTCACGAAGGATGTAACAGCCATTTCGGGAACTTCATCAGGAGTTACGAAGACCCACCCTGCCTGTTGTTTCTTACCAACATTAGTGATGTCGTCTTGACCTTTTAACGATATACGCAGCCAACGAAGGGCCATACCTTCACTGTCGTAACGTGCTTTTACTACCTCTGGGATAGTGAGGGCATCGGGTTCCTCATAGGTCCACTGATCTTCTCGTAGATTTTGTTCTCGTAGGTTGTCACTACGTGTTTCATTTCGTGTTGTATCCATTTTATTCTCCACGCTGTTATTTTATATCTGTATAATCGCCGTCAGCTTGATGTACTTTAAGCTTTTGAGCGGCATACGTTTCAAGAGGTATATTCCATTTTTGGGCAAGTCTTAAGTCTTCTTGCGAAAGCTTAATCTTTTTCCTAGAACTCGGAGAAGAGCGAGAACTCCCCGACACCACTTGAGCAGGACTTGACGTAGTTTCCTGAACACGTTCTTTGTCTTCTTCAAACTTATGTGGAAAAGACGTTTTAATTCGGTTATCAATTTCTTGATAAAAATCATTATCACTTGGATCATATCCTTCATTCTTTAATTCTGAATCAATAGCAAGTGCAGCCGCAGTCATCACATTGTCTTTACCAAACCAATCATTATCTGATGCCCACTGTTCTGCTTTAGGATCAGACACTGCCTGTGGAACCTGTTGCTGTTGTGCCACTGGCTGTTCCACAGCTTGCTGTTCTTTCTGTGCATAACGTGCTTTAGCACTATTGACTGCTTTTAAATCACCCTGTGCTTCATTTAACATTTCTTGAGCATTAAGAAGTTTTTCTTTTTCTCCTTCATCAAATGCTTCGAGGTAGACTTCTCTTGCTAATGCTATCTTATCTGTTAGCTGCTTCTCTGACATAGCAAGAGTACGTTTACCCATACTCTGTACTTCATTTTCTTTACCCAATAACTTTTTATTTAGTTCTTCATTCTGTATTTGTAAAGATGCTACTTGTTCTTCTCGTTCTTTTCTTTGTTTAACAAGTTGTCTAATTCTTTTTTCTGCACCAGCCGTTTCAATTCCTTCAAGTTCTTTAGGCTCTTCATCTTTGACTTCATCTGCTTTAACTTCTATTTTAATATCTTCTTCAGTCTCCTGATTAACTTCAGGCTCTTCAATTTCATACTCTACTTCACCTTGGGATACTTCTACAGTACTCCAATCATTCTCTTCTGCCATTATATTCTCCGTTGCTTACGAGACAAACGCCTTACGTAATAATTTATTGTTATACTATTATACCATACTTATTGGCTTATCACAAATCAGTGAGAGCCTTTTCCTAAATTAAATGTAGGATCAAGATTCTTTGGATCACTTACTCGCATAATTACCTGATCATCAAACAATAGTAATAGTTTAACATTCTGATAGTATAGCTTTGTTCCTGCATGTTTACCGTAGCATACGTAGTCTCCTACCTTACACCAGTCTCCATTGGGAAACTTATCTACATCTTTGTAAGCCAAGTCTCCTAATGCGATTACCTTACCTACAGTCGTAAGATAACTCATATCATCTTTGGTGGA